CTGTTTCTTCCGCGTAAGAATGGGAAAAGTAATATGATTGCGGCCCTCGGTTTATATATGCTTTTTGTAGAGAAGGAGCCGGGCGCTGAGATCTATGTAGCTGCCGCCGACAGAGCCCAGGCGAATGCTGTCTTCTCGGTAATGAAATCAATGATTCTGAACCAGCCCCTACTATTAAACAAGTGCGCTATCTATAGAGACAGCATCGTGCTAAACAATACCAACAGTTTTATTAAAGCGATCAGTGCTGATGCTGAAACGAAGCACGGATTTAACGCCTCTGTTGTGATCGTAGACGAGCTCCACGCGCTACCTAATAACGAGCTATACTCTACACTTACATCTTCAACAGGTGCAAGGGAGCAGCCGATCATAGTAGGAATCTCAACTGCTGGAAATGATCGCGGCCACCTTTGTCGTGATCAGTATGAGTATTCAAAGAAAGTCCAAAAGGGAATCGTTGACGATCCTAGCTTTTTGCCTGTAATCTATGAGAGCGAGCAAGACGATGACATCTTTGATATCGAGACGGTAAAGAAAGCAAACCCGAACTACGGGATCAGCATCTTCCCGGAGTATATAGCTAGGGAATGGACCAAAGCTAAAGCCTCTCCGAGTGCTGAGATAAAATTCAGAACGCTACACCTGAACCAGTGGCTTACTACTTCCGAGGGATGGATCACAGATACGGACTGGATGAAAAGCTCAGGTAAATTTGACCCTACAGAATTGATAGGTATGGAATGCTATGGCGGCCTGGATCTAGCTGCTACTGCTGACATCACCGCCTTTGTTTTATGCTTCCCTATGGAAGATGGAACCCTTAGAGTTATAAGTAAGATGTGGGTCTCTGAGGATATGGTAGAGCAGCGAAGGGGCCGCACGGGTGCGAGCTATGATGCCTTTGTACTTGGTGGCCATCTAGAGGTAACTGAGGGAAACGTAACGGACTACAAAAAGGTAGAGGCCGACATTCTAGAGATGTGCGAGGGTTATAAGGTAAAAGGTATCGCCTATGATAGATGGAATAGTACGGCATTGGTCACTAGCCTGGTAGATAAGGGAGTTCCCCTTTCAGCTATGGGCCAAGGTTTTGCTAGTCAAAGCCAGCCCACTAAGGCGGTAGAGATGTTGATCAAATCAGGAAACCTACACCACAACGGAAACCCGGTGCTGAGGTGGATGGCTACAAATGCCCAAGCGAAGTATGACGATGCTTACAACATTAAGCTAGTGAAAAACAAAAGCTCCGATAAAATAGATGGAATCATTGCTTTGATAATGTCCGTAGGTGAGAAGATGAGTAACGACCGCGAGGGTGAAGGCGAAAGCTATTACGAAGATCACGGATTGAGAATGATATAGCTCTTTGATAAGTTCAGAGGCTCTACGATAAAGTATTTATTGAAATAAACATTTTAAGTTTATATTGACTTAGCTAAAAAATGGGAGGGCTACCACAGCCCTCCCGATAGCTAACGAACTTGTAAACAAACAAGCTTGATAATTGACACCAAGGTAAGCAACCTATTCCACTAATACCCTATAAATGTTAGGAAGTAGGTGCAAAGCTTTTCTCTAGGCTATTGTTCTCAGTACAAAGTATCAATACTTTGCGACAGATAGCTAATACCCTACACTCTTGTCAGAATCTAACAACCTTTTTCAGCGTCTAGGCGTAGCCTTTCGCGGTAGTCGTAGAGGTGACTACAATATAAAGACTAGAGCGACACTCGACGCGCTGACAGTTGACCCAAGCCATACCGTAGTAAATGAAGAAACCAGCCTCCAGCTTTCTGCTGTTTGGGCTGCGGTTCGTATTCTATCCGAGACTCTAGCCAGTCTTCCTTTTGATGTCTATAGCGATACAAATGATGTCGCGCAAAAGGACCCGAACCACCCTATTCAAAAAATCCTCCGTAATCCTAATGGCTATCAGAACGATTTTAATTTTAGGGAATTGCTACAGGCGCATCTTTGTCTTCACGGGAATGCATATTGCTTCATTGAGCGGAACCAAGCTGGCCGCCCTACTGCCCTATTACCGATTCATCCTGACAGAATTGAGGTAAAACTTTACGAGCAGGAGAAGTTTTTTATACTAGACGGCGATGAGCATAAGGTATTTGAATCTGAGGAAATGATTCACCTAGTAGGTTTATCAATGAATGGGATCACTGGCTTATCTGTTATTGACGCAGCGCGCCAAGATATTGAGCTAGGTCTTAACGCTAACAAATACGGAAACAAGTTCTTCAGCTCGGGCGCTAATGTTGGCGGCGTACTAACGCATCCAGGAAAGTTAAGCGATTCAAGTTACAATAGGCTCAAATCTTCCTGGCAGGCGAAGCAGGCCGGGATAGGCAACGCACATAAGACGGCTATTCTTGAGGAAGGTATGGCATTCAAAGCCACTAGCATCGGAAACGATGCCGCTCAGTTTTTACAGACTAGACGCTTCCAGGTAGAAGAGATCGCGAGAATGTTCAGGATACCGCTCGCTTATATGGGTGATATGAGTAACAGCTCAACTCGAAGCAACGTAGAACAGCAGTCTATTTCCTTTGTGAGAAACACTATCCTCCCTTGGGTAAAGCGTTGGGAGGCAGAATTTAATGAGAAGCTATTTACCGAGAACGATAAGGGTAAGTATCGGGTACGCTTTAATCTTGACGGATTACTACGTGGCGATATTGAAACCAGGTACAGTTCTTATGCTACGGCACGACAGTGGGGATGGCTATCAGTAAATGATATCAGGAATCTAGAGAATCTGCCTAGCGTAGAGAATGGAGATCTATATATCACTCCTCTGAATATGGCTGAAGCTGGTAGCCAAGAAAATCCAAACGAAACACCGAATGAATAACATAGAGCAAAGGTTCCATAAAGAAAATCTTCAGAAACGCAAATTTGAGACGCGCATTGAAGCGGACAAAGAAGCGAGAACGATAACAGGTTACGCAGCGATTTTCAACAGTCCGAGCGAAGACCTCGGAGGATTCACTGAGCGAATGGCCCCAGGATCATTTGAAGGCAGACTTCAGGACGATGTAAGGGTATTGTTCAACCACGATAACAACCTAGTGCTAGGCCGTACTATAAGCGGAACAGCTACTCTAGAAGTTGACGAAAAAGGTTTAAGATACACGTGCCAACTTCCTGATACATCGTACGCTAGAGATCTCATCGAGTTGATGGATCGCGGTGATGTAACACAGAGCAGCTTTGCCTTCACGATTGAAGACGAGAGTTGGGAAGAGCGTGATGGCGCACTCATTAGAACAGTCAACAAAGTGGCCAGGCTTTACGATGTCAGCCCCGTTACTTATCCGGCATATGAAAATTCAACCGCAGGACTTAGAACCAGCGCACCTATAGAAATGGAGCAGCGCGAGGTAGAGGTAGAAGTAAAACAAGAAGAAGAAGAAAAACAGCAAGAGCCCGAGGCTGTAACGGAAGGCACGAATGCGGACACCTTTTCAGTCCGTTTGAAATTGATGAATTTAAAATAATTAAACAATGAGCAAACACAACGAACTACGCGGTCAGCGTGCAGAGTTGCTGAAGCAAGCTGATGCGATAGTATCCGCTGCTCAGAATGAGAACAGAAACTTATCCACGGATGAGGTAACTAAATTTAATAAGATCGATGCAGCAGCTAACGAACTACGTGATCAATTCACGGCTATGGAGCGCAATATCGAACTTCAAAAAGAAGCTGCTGCTAAGTCGGTTTCTAAAGAGCCTAAGAAGCTAGATCGTTCAGCATCGTTTGAGAAGTACCTCCGTAAAGGATTCGGTGCTTTAAGCGCAGAAGAGCGTAACATCTTGTCTAGAGGTACAGCTACTCAAGTGGTAGGAACTGATGCTTTAGGTGGATATGGAGTACCGCAAGGATTCTCCGGTGAGGTAGATATCGCTTTGGCTTTTACAGGTGAATTAGAGCGTTTGGCTCGTGCCTTTAATACTGAATCAGGTAATCTAGTTCCTTATCCTACGAACAACGATACTGCTACAGATGCTGTATTAACTGCTGAAGCTGCTGAAAGCACGATTCAAGATTTAACTCTAGGGGTAGTCAACTTGAATGCTTACAAATACACTTCTTTGGTGAAAGTATCTGAGGAGCTTATGCAAGATGCTGGCTTCGATTTGACGGGTTTTGTAATTGAGCAGCTAGGTGAGAGGATCGCTAGAAGCACAAATTCGGCCTTCTCGGTTGGAACGGGTTCTTCACAGCCTTCAGGTATCGTGACAGGATCTACTCTAGGAAAAACTGCTGCTTCTGCAACAGCTATCACTAGCGGAGAGATTTTAGATCTTATTTATTCGGTAAACAAAGCCTACAGAAACTCTGCAAGCTTTGGCCTTATGATGAATGATTCTACTGTTGCTGCTGTAAGAGCTTTGGGCTTATCGGTTACCAACGACTTCCCAGTCTTCGTTCCAAGTATGGCAATAGGTGAGCCGGATCGTATTATGGGTATCCCTGTATATGTCAACAACGACATAGCAGCTATCGCAACTGGAGCCAAGTCTATCATTTGTGGCGATATGAGCAAGTTCATAGTACGCTCTGCTGGAAATGTTGTAGTTGAGCGTATCGACGAGCAATACAAGTCGGCTGGAATTACTGCTTTCCGCGCGAAAGTTCGCAAGGATAGTCACGTATTGGATGCAACAGCAATCAAGCATCTTATCCAAGCTTAATGAAAGTTGAGTTTACTCAGCTAATGGTTGGACCACAGGTCCGCTACGACATAGGCGTCGTAGCGGATTTGCCCACCATTGAAGCTAAGAGGTTAATCGAGGCAAACATAGCGAAAGCTGTAGCTGAGACACCTAGGAAAAAGGCTAGACAAGCAACAGCTAAAGCAGTAGAAAAAAGAGGTTAATGGCTTTCGACATAGTAACACCACCAACGGAGGACGCACTTTCTTTGACAGAGATCAAAGAATTTCTTCGCTTAGATTCTTCAGATACTTCAGAGGATACCACGCTGGGCGTGTTTCGTTCTGCTGCATTATCTATGAGCGAGGAATATACCAGGAGGCTATTCTGTACAACTGTGATAGATGAGTATTTTGATTCTGCCCCAGCTTTCGACGGTGTTACTGATAGAGCTATGATCTACCTCTCTAGGGGACCAGTAACTAGCGTTACTTCTGTGAAGTATATCGATGAGCTAGGTGCTGAGATCACAGTATCTACGAGCGACTATACGGTAGATACGATCAGCGAGCCTGCTAGAATTATGGCTACGGACGGCTGGTTTGACGCTAAGACTACGATCAACGCGGTGATAATTCGCTATACGGTTGGAACCGCTGCTAGTGCAGTAGGTGCTCCACTTAAGCAGGCGATGCTTTTAATGATTTCAGATATGTACGAGAAGAGAGAGAACAGCGTGCACCGTATGCCTACTGCTTCTGAATACTTAATGAACCCTTTTAGACTGTTTAGATTTTAATGAATCCAGGTAAGCTAGATACAAAGATCACACTAGAAAACAGAACCGTAGGCAGCACCAATGCTTTCGGTGAGCCTGTTGTGACCTTCCCTACTCTAGCGATCGTCTACGCCTCTTTAGAGGACAAAGGCGGCAAGGAAAAAGAAGAGGCAGAAAAAGACACAGCCATAGGTAAGGCGGTCTTTATTATTCGATTCCGTACAGATGTGAGCACGACAACTCGGATCAGCTACAATAGCGAGATCTACGACATAAGAGCGATCAACGAACACGGACGAAAAAGATTTTTAGAACTCATCACAGAGAAGCGATGAGTAGTGTAGATTTTAAGATTGAGCTACAAGGCTTTGAGAAAGTTAAGCGTAAGCTGGATATTCTCTATGAGGTAGATAGAACTAAACACAGGCAGTTCAAAAACGGTATTAAAAAAGCCGCGAATATCTATATCAAATATATGAAGCAGGAGCTCAATGGTGTAGGATACACTAGGAAGGTAACGCGTAAAAACGAAAGCGGAAAGACCGTGACTTTCAAAAGTGGAGCACTTAAAAAATCTATAGGATATATCCCTTCAAAATCTCAGCGCAGCCTTACTGGTTACGTAGGGGCAAGAAGTGGCAAGAGAGCAGGGAAAACTTTTGACGGTTACTATGCTTCGATAATAAACTACGGCAAGAACCCTGGAACATCTAGGGGCCGGGGATTTGCTGACAGGGCCTATTCTAAAGGAAAGAACACAGTACAGAAGGCTCTAGAGATAGAGGTGGCAAGAATACTAAACAAGACAATTTTACAACTAGCGAACAGCTAATGCAAGCAGGTAAAGCGATATATAACATACTAGCAGCAAGCGCAGTTAACTCTAGCGTAGGAGGTAGAATATACCCTCAAATAGGTCCACAGAATGCCGCCGCTCCTTTTATAGTTTACGTTTTAGATAGTACAGATCCATCGGATACTAAGAGCGGAGTGAGCACACTAGATACAGCGATATACGATGTGATAGTAGTCTCTTCGAGTTATTCTGAGATGGCTACAATATCTGACCAGGTGCGAGCTGCTTTAGATAGATATGCCGGTACTGTGAGCGGTGTAGAAGTTCAGAGCATACAATTGAACAACATTGACACCGACTACGATCAGGATAGTGCTAGATATATGTCGGGGATGGATTTCAACATTAGAATAAAACTATGAGAATAACATTAACAAAGAAGCTTAAGAATGACAGCGGCAAAGTGTTGCCAGCGGGAATGATCTTAGGTGTAACTAGAGAATACGGCCTTCAGCTTATTGAAGCAGGTAAAGCCGTTAATAACGAGGTTGATTCCTCACACGAAATAATAAAAGAACTTAACAAAGAATAATTATGGCAACATCAGGCGTAATGAATGGGACGCTTTTGGGCGTCTATGTCGGGACTACTTTAGTAGCCCACGCAACAGAAGGATCGATTTCTTTATCGATGGACACTAGGGATATCAGCTCGAAGGATTCGGCTGGAACTAGAGCTTTACTAGAAGGAATGAAAAGCGGAAGCATCTCGATGAGTGCTTTGTACGCTGA